TTATTTCAAGTTAGCTTTAAAGAACTGTTCAAATTTATCGTATGGAATTTTACCTGCTACATCATCATATAAATCTGTATGAGAAGCCCCCTCTACAATAACAAGCTCTTTATTTTTACTACCTAAAGCTTTGAATGCATCTTCACCAAAATAACGAGAATGCGCTTTTTCACCGTGAACCACTAGCGCTGGTGCTTTTAACTCTGCAGCATATTTCAAAATCGGCATATTGATAAATGGTAAAAATGCAGTTGTCGTCCAAGAATGTTCAGGGTTCGAATTTACTGAACGTGGATGAAAACCTCGTTCAGTACGGTAGAAATTCGCATATTCCGTAAAGAATTTCGGTGTTTTAGCCGTAATGTCTTTTTTCAGATTAAAACTAAGTAATATAAATAATAGAATCTAATTGAGATAAATGGGACTTGGTGGGTAGCAACGTGTAGTAGTGGGACAAGAAAATGAAAGGCTATTACAAAATATGAAAAAGGAAATTAGAAAGTAAATTTAGTAAAACAGCTTCATTTTAGAATAGTGAAGCTGTTTTTTATTCACAAAACAAATCTGGTTGCTGATGTTTCACTATACGTTTTCGTACACGATTAATGACTTTACGAATACCCGATTCAGTCATGCCATACTTTTTAACTAAAAAGAACCAATTATTACCAGTAAAATCATTATAAATATCTAAATCTCGTTGAGCAATTTTATAATAAAAATCTTTAGGAAAAGAAATGACTTGACCAGCATAATGTTCAGCTAAGAAGTCAGCAACACCTGTTGAAATTTGTTCGCAAATTTCCGTATCAAGGTTGTAATTTTTGCATAGTGCACTCACGTTATCTTCAATGTCGCGCAAAAGCTCATGTCGTGCTATTTCCATTTGAGTGATCATCTTGTTTTTCCTAATTTATATAAACCAATAATATTAGAGATATGGTTAGCCAAATCTGCCAATGTATAAAACCAATAAAACAAAGAAATAAAAATAAATAATGATTTGGGCGGAATTTTGTTGGAATAAACGGAATTAAGCGGGTCAGAACCATTGAAAACAGGGGCTTCAGGACGAAAGCCCTTTATTTTTATCGAAATAAAGATAGAAATAATGGATTGCGAAAAATTTGGCGGAAATGACTAAATAAGCCATTAAAACAGCGAAAATGGGGATCGGCATTTTAATGGCTTTAAATTGCGTTTAAATTATAAATGCATAATGTATTGATAGAGTTTTTTTAAATTACTTTCGTTTAATTGTGTTAAAGATGAAACGTTCTTGTTTAAGACCTCTAATACTATTTGATATAGTTCTCCTTTACTAATATTCAGGTTTTTAGCCCTTGCATAAATGGCTGTGTATAACTCGTTTCGGTACATAGGAATGTTGCTACGGCTTATTTTAGTGCGTTTAATGGCTGCTTGAGTCATCAGCCATGAAATAGCTGCTTCTCCCAGTTCAGAGGGAATTAAAGAATAGCTAGGAACTTTATAGCGCTTCTTTAATGCTCCATACCATTTTGAATAAGCCTTCTGGCTAGTCATACCTCCAGTAGTTTCTTTTAACACTAGATTATCCACTAACTCCTTTATTCTATATGCAGTGTGATCGTCTATATGACTAGAGTTTTTTAACACTTTAATAGTCTTAGGTTGAGTCTTATTAATTGTTATATTGACCGATTTGCTATCCATCACAATAACATTGTTATTACCCGAGACTACATTTTTTTTATGTGGGTTTCCCCTGTTCTTTTGGTTTTGTGCACTCCTTAAATAATCGAATGATTTCACCCTTGGGCATAGTAAATCTCCTTTTATACTATTGATTTTATTAATTTCAGAACCGGTTCCCTATTATTATTTTCTTGTAAGAGAAGATCATAAATTGCAATTATCAATTGTGCTTTTTTATGAGGAATTATCTCTCTATCTGTTTCCTCTAAAGCTTCTTCGAGAGTTTCGATTGCTTGTTGTAAGACTGGTAAATTCAAAGCTTCATTGTTTAGCGTAGTGCTTTTTATTACGCGTAATTTAGGCTTGTTAAAACCAAGAGCTTCTTGAACGTTGTCAGGTAATGAAGTGTAGTGATATTCAAACCCACCACCTTTTATTCCTTTAGCCTCTCTTTTTTCCCAACCTTCTTTTATAGCCTTTCTTGTGATATTGGTCGCTCTAGTTGGAAGTCCTTCTAAGCCTTCTAAATCCTTTGAGGAATACCACTCTTTAATTGATTTCATAAAATCCACCTTCTTAATCAAAATGATTTAAAAAAGATTAAAAATAAATACCTAATAAAATCAAATAGTTATCCCAAAATAGAAAGAAAGTTATAAATTCTTTCTTAATCACTTATTGATTTGATAAAGAATAAGTATTATATTTATTCATAGTTAAGTGATTTACATCATTTAGCTAGATTCAAAAACTAATTTTTAAGGATCTCACAAAATGGCGAGAAATAAAAGAATTGATATGAGTAACCATGAAATTCGTGGTGAATTGATGAAACGAGGGAAAACTTTTGCACAGCTCGGCGTGGAAAATGGGCTAGCAAAAACAACTGTTCGTAATGCTTTAGATAAGCCCTATCCCAAAGGTGAACAAATTATCGCTAATGCTTTGGGGTTAAAACCAGCAGACATCTGGCCTTCAAGATATTAAGCGAGGCAACTATGAAAGAATGGTTTTTAGCTAAAGAGTTAGTTGGTATTGGTGGATTACCAAATCATGCTACTAACGTAACTCGACAGGCAAAAAAACAAAATTGGGAAGCTCGTGCTGCAAAAGGTGTTAAGGGAGGGGGACTTGAATATCATATTTCAAGCCTCCCTCTAGAAACCCAACAAGCCCTCCGCCTTCAGGCAGCATTGGCAGAAGTAAAACCGCCAGAAATGGCACAACCAAAACTAAATTTAGACCTTGTTCGCAAGTTTAACGAAGCAAGCGACAAAGCAAGAGAAAAGGCAAAAGCAAAAACCGAAGCGTGTTTACAACTAAAAGCCTTTTTAGACCAAGGATTCCCTTTAATGCAGGCTATTGAGGGAGCAGCGAAAGCTAAAAATGTGTCTGCTGGCTCTTTAAAAAATTGGTATTACAAAGTGCAAGCCCATCCTGTCCACGAATGGCAAGCCGCCTTAATTGTGGAATCAGGCAAAGCGAAAAAGCCGACCCGCAAAGCCTTTATTGAGCAAGAAGCGTGGGATGTGTTCTTGGCGGACTATCTCCGCCCAGAAGAACCTGATATGCGAGCCTGTTACCGCAGAACGGAAACAATGGCGAAACATTATGGCTGGAAAATTGCAAGTTTCCAAACCTTCCAACGCCGTGTTGTAGAAGAAATTCCTTATGAAGTAATCCTTCTGAAACGCAAAGGTGCAAATGCTGTAGCGAAGTTAGTTCCGGCATTAAGACGAACAGTTAAAGACCTGCTAGCAGGTGAATGGATTAACGGTGACGGCTATCAACACAATGTATTTGTGAAATGGCATACGGGCGAAATCGTGCGCCCCAAAACATGGTTTTGGCAAGATGTACGAACCCGTCGAATTCTCGGTTATCGGACATCAATATCTGAAAACACCGACAGTATTCGTCATGCGCTAATGGATGTGATTTTTAATTATGGCATACCAAACACCATTACGCTGGATAACACCCGAGCTGCAGCAAATAAAGCAATGACTGGCGGTATTGCTAACCGTTATCGCTTTAAACACGATGAACTAGACCCTAAGGGGATTATGCCAATTTTAGGTATAGACGTGCATTTTACCTCGATTCTCTACGGCGAAGGTCATGGGCAAGCAAAACCAATTGAACGTGCTTTCGGTAAAGGTGGAATCGGAGAAAAAGTAGATAAACGCCCTGAATTAGCTGGGTTTTATACGGGTAAAAACGTATTGGAAAAACCTGATAACTATAACGGCGGTAAAGCTGGCGTAGATTATGACGTGTTCTTACAAGCATTAGCAGCAGGTATTGAAGAATACAACAGCCAGCTTAAGCGTGAAACTGAAATGTGTCGTGGGGAATTGAGTTTTAACCAAGTGTGGGAGCGAGATTACCACCCAACAAACATCAGACAAGCAAGTCCAGAACAGCTGCGCTTACTGTTCTTACAAGCAGAAGTCGCCAGCATTAAGCAAAACGGTGAGTTTACGCTCAAAGCTGCGGGCAAACTTTACGGCTTAACTAATGTTTACTGGGCACAAGACCTTATCGGTATTACTGATAAGAAAGTGGTCGTGCGATTTGACCCCGATAACCTACACGGCAACACCTATGTGTATGACATCAATGGCAATTTTCTCGCAGAAGCGATTTGTCGAGATGCAAAAGGTTACGGTGACACATCCGCTGCGCGTGAACAAAACCGACTTTATAAGCAAATTGTTAAAAATGCACAAGCTCAAGCAAAAGCGCTGGATATTCTTAATGCTCACGAACTAGCGAGCTTGCAACCGCAAGTTGAAGTGCCAGAGCCGATTGAAGAGCGTGTGAAAGAGGTACTAGTTAAAGAAGAATTTATCGTGGATTTCAACACGGTGCGAAAAGTACAAGTGGTTGAAGAAGAGGAAGAAGATATTAGCGAATTTGAGCAAGCGTTTATGAATGCGGTTGCGATGAAAAGCAAATAATCACAAGGCTTTAAACAGTATTTAAACATTTAAACGAACATTTAAACGGAGTTTAAACAATGGAAATTATCAATAAAACCAAGCAACACATTGCTGAGATCGGTATCTCTCAATCAAAACTAGCAAAAGAAGCCGGCATTAACGCAGGCGCGTTATCCGCTTACTTGAACGGTAACTATCAAGGCGATATTGCAAATGTAGAAGCAAAACTAGCCGCTTATTTTGAGAAAAAAGAAGTACAAGCACGAGAGTTTGTGGAAGCACCAGCGTTTATTGAAACAGCAACTGCTCGCCAAATTTTCAAGACTTTGGAATTCGCACAGATCGCCAACTGTATGGCAACTGTATATGGCATGAGTGGCGTAGGTAAAACGAAAGCGATTCAAGAGTTTAAAAAAGGTCGTGCGAATGTATGGCTTGTTACAGCAAGCCCATCACGTTCAAGTTTAAGCGAGATTTTATATGAAATTGCCCTTGAGTTGGGAGTATCAGACGCTCCAAGACGTAAAGGCACGCTTTCTCGCTTAATTGCACGCAAAATTAACAGCACAGAAGGTTTGTTGATTATTGATGAAGCCGATCACTTACCGTATGAAGCACTTGAAGAACTGCGAATTATGCAAGAAGAGGCAAATATCGGCTTGGTTTTAGTAGGAAATGACAAAGTTTATACCCGAATGAAAGGCGGCATCAGTCCGCATCACGAATACGCAAGATTATGGTCGAGAGTGGCGAAAAACACCAGTATTCAGAAAACCAAACAAGCCGACACAAAAGCTGTAGCGCAGGCTTGGGGCTTAGCTGATGACAACGAAGCACTCAAAGTTATGCAATCAATTACTGAGACCGGCGGAGGGTTACGTATTTTAACCCAAACACTACGCTTAGCAGGCATGGTGGCGAAAGGCTCAAACAAACTGATTACCGCAGATTTAATCGTTAAAGCACGCCAAGAGCTACTTGGAAAAGGAGAATAAAAAATGGCTAAACAAAAAGAAATTGAACGCCCTCTCAGCGCTATGAATGCAGTAATTTACGGAAAAATTGTTGGCTTAGAACTTGCGTTATTAGAGTGTAATCAGCTCGGAATTGATATTGAGTGTGTAGATTTTACCGACCATGGACATCCAAGTTTGATCGCTCGAGCAAACAATATAACACAGCAGATGCTAAGACAAGGCAAAGCAGTTAATTACGGTCATACATTTCAAAACGGACATCGTATTTATTTGCATTACGCAATGATAAGTGGCGTAAAAGTTAAATGGAAATCAACAGATTATCGACATTAACAAACAGGAGAAACTTATGAAAAGACCACCGCTATCGCCCAAAGCAATTGTAGGAAAGAAAGTAATTGAACCACCACTACGCTGGGAGGAGCTCGAAGACGGCAAGGAATACGCCATAGTCGATACCACAGACGCTGGGGACTGGGCAATTAAGTTTGAAAAAATCAATAAATCCAACAGTTATTACATGGTACTCGCAAAGTCTGCACGTATTTTTGCAGACAGCTTTGAAGCCAGTGAGTTTATTAACGCAATCCAATCTTTAGGAGAAGAAAATGGCAAAACAACCGACTAGAAACCGAATGAAAAGTGCAACTCAAACAGCAATTTATCAAAGCCGTGATGAAGTACAAAGTGCGATTAAAGAGATCGGAGATAAACAACGTGAACTCTTACGCTTAAGTACAGAAATGAACGATGAGCTTGCAGCAATTTCAGAACGTTATGCGCCGTTAGTGGAAGAAATTAAAGACCAGTTAAAGCCAATGCAAAAAGGCGTGCAGATGTGGTGTGAGGTTCACCGTAATGATCTTACAGACAATGGAAAATGCAAAACAGGCTCGTTTTTAACTGGCGAAGTTCAATGGCGAATTAAGCCGCCGTCGGTGAGTGTTCGTAATGCCGAATCAGTGATTGAAGTGCTTGAAAATTTCGGTTTACACGAATTTATTCGTACTAAACAAGAAGTAAATAAAGAGGCTGTCTTAGCTAACCCTCAAGCGGTTTCAAAAATCGAAGGGATTAACATTAGATCTGGCGAAGAAGAGTTCATCATCAAACCATTTGAGCAGGAGATTAAATCATGAAATTTAAATTACCAAAATGGCTAACTGTTCTAAATATTGTGCGAGCACAATTCATGGTGTCCATGATTGCGGGATTTATTTTTATTTGGCTTGAAAAAGAAGCTGGTAAGGCATTAATGAATAATGCTCTGCTGTTATTGATGGTGCTGGTTTATTTAGAAGTTATGAATTTAAAAGACTGGCATAAAAACACTATCGCGTCATTAGTTACACGTTCTGAAATCTTGGCAAGAGTCGTATATAAACTTAAACAACAAGGTTGCAAAGTTACTATTGATGGTAAGGAGCAATAGAAAGATTAAAGCTCATTTAAACGCTCTTTAAACCCTATTTTGAAGGGCGTTCATAATGCGTTTTAACCACAGGAGAAATGTATGAGTACGCAAAAATTTGACCGCTATAAGCATTACTCAGAGCAAGCAGCGAAACTAGAAGCCGAGGGCAATTATGGGGAAGCCGCTTTTAAATGGCAAGTCGCTAACTTATCGGCAAAAGGTAAAAATGTGCAGTGGACAGAACAGCGAAAAGCGTTTTGCGAAAGAATGAGAGAGCTTAATGAGGAAAAATAAATATGACAATCACAGAAAACCTAGACTTACGACAAGATATGGCGAACTGCATTGAGATGTTCGAAGAAGCGATCAAATTCGTGCGTGAAGGTGATTTTAAAGGTGCGGTTGTACTTTGGGAAAACGGTCGAAAACAAGCCTTTGAAATCAAAGCAAAGATTGTTAAACAAGAATCTAAACAGCGATTTTTGGAAATTCAAAAAGTGATTAATTAAGGAGGAAAATATGAGCAATGAAAAACTGATTAATAAAATTAAAAAGTTACTTGCCTTAGCCAAATCACCAAATCCACATGAAGCGGCACGAGCACTTGAAATGGCTCAAAAGTTGATGAAAAAAAATCAACTAAGCGAAGAAGAAATTGTATTCAGCGAACAAGAAAGTGATGTCAGTTTTGCACAAAAACCGCCGAGTTACATTAGCTACTTAACACACGTTATTTGTAAAGCATTTGGATGTGAAGCCTATTTTAACTCAGGATTTAAATCATCGACAGTTTTCATTGGGCAAGAAGAACGTCCTGAAATTGCAGCTTACTGTTTTGATGTTTTATATCGAAAACTGTTAAAAGCAAGAAAAGAATTTATTGCCACACAAAGCAAACGCTTAAAACGTAGCACCCTTACGGCAAGAGCGGATTCATTTTGTGAAGGTTGGGTAATTGGTGTTCGGCAAAATGTAACAGAGTTTGCAATGACACCCGCAGAAAAAGGCAAGTTAGAACGTTATTTTACACAGCTACAAGCGAAGCAAAATATGACTAATGCAAAATGTCGAGGGGTTGGAAATACACGAGAAGATAGCAACAACTCAAGAAGACAAGGCTATTTAGCAGGTGAACAAGTTAAATTAAATCACGGTGTAAATGGCAAAGAATCACTTAAGTTAGGTGCAATGTAGCGTTCTGAAAGACGAAATTCATCAAACTGTTAAAAAATGGACTAACAAGGAGGAAATTATGTAATGCTTAAAATGCAAAACGCCCCGTTTAATCTACTTGTTGCATACGCACGGGGCGTTTTAGTGAATATTGATAAGAGAAAGGCTTTTATCAATGTTTTCTTAATGAAATAGGAGTGAAATATGGGAATGGAACTATATGAATATATAGCGATTTTTGAAGACGAAGAACCAACCAAAGAGGAGATTATCAAAGTAATCACAGAAGAATCTTGGAGTTTATTTAAATGTCTAAAAATGATTTTAGATAATGTTGCCCAAAGAATACTTGAAGAAAAATATAACGATTGGGAGATGTATGACGAAGACGAAAGCGTATATCTTATTGTAAGAAAATACGGCGATGAAGAATGGGAACTACATAAAGCAACAATTCAATATAGATTGTACGTAGATACTGAAGAAATCTATTTCGATGATGAGGAATAGTGAATGAAAACAGATAAAACCAAACTCATTCAGCTTGTGCATATCGCTAAACAGCAACTAAATATAGATGATTTAAGCTATCGTGAGATACTTAAGCGACTAACAAATAAAACCAGCTCAACAAAATGCACTATTGTTGAATTACACAAGATTTTGCACGAACTGCAAAAGAAAGGCGCAAAGGTGAAATGGTTTGCAAAAAGTGCGAAAAAAACGACAGCTTACAGTCCCGCCACTGGCGAAACACCAGTGAAAAGTGAAATTACTCATAAAATCCGAGCAGTATGGATTCAAATGGGTAAACACGGTTTCTTAAGAGATGCCAGCGAAAAAGCATTAAATGCGTATATGCGTAAAATCATCAATAAAAACCGCTCTGTGTTAGTGTTAAACGTCGGTGCATTAGATGTAAATGACGCAAGCCAACTGCTTGAAATTCTGAAAAAATGGCATTTTCGAGTAATGAAAAAAGCGGTAGAAGAGAAAACACGTAGGGATGTAGTGGGAGAAAACTACGATTTAATGTTGAGGATGTATGATGAAATTATGTAGATGCCCTATTTGCCACAGCGATATTAACTTAATGACATTAATTGAAGACGAAGCAGGTCGTGAGTTACTTTGTAAAATCAGTCAATTAACGCATGGTGTGGCTCAACCGATGGTTAATTATCTGGGCTTATTTAAACCACAAAAAAATAACTTAAACAATGCTCGTGCATTAAAGATATTGACCGATGTATTAGATATGTACCCCTGCTCTCTGTTGTTAGCGCATAGTTTATCTGAAACGGTTGCAAGTATTCGGAAAAAACGGCAGCAAGGAAAGGAACTTGAGCCGTTGGTGAATCATAAATATCTCTCAAAAGTATATGAATCACAGAAACCAAACTTTACAGTAGTAAGATCTGGCAGAAATGAATCCGAACAAGTTAGAGCCCAACAAGCCGAACAAGAACAAATTAGAAACGCCGTACTATATGTGCAAAGATATGTTGATTTAGGGCGAGAAGATATTGTAAAAAATAGTCCTGAATATCAGATTTGGCTCAAACATGGCAATAAATCAACTGCTCAAATAATAAGCAGTTAAATTTTACATAAAAAGGCTATTTTCCCTTTTTTATCAATGGGATATAAACTAGCAAATAGATAACACCTCAAAATTTTTCACTCTATTACACAACAAATCACTATAATTTGTTCCATGAGTTGATGAATTTTGAGGCGTTTTTTTATGCAAAAAGAACAAGCAGAACTTTTTGATGAAGAGCATGCGGAAATCGGGGCGTTATTTGATAATTTAGATAATATCCCCGAAAGTGAGGTACAGAATCGCTGGCCGCAGTTGTTAGTTGAAGTGATTGATGTGATGCAAGCAGAACTTATTCGCCAAAAATTTGCAGAAGATAATGCAAAATTGACCGCTTGCAAACTTGCCGGTGTAATAGCACATTACTTCGGCGGCAAGTCGTTTTATCTGCCGGCAGGTGATAAAATCAAAGAAGCATTACGAGACGCACAAGTTTATCAAGAGTTCGACGGTAAAAATATTCCGGAACTGATTAGAAAATACCGGTTGTCTCAAACAACAATTTATGCGATTTTACGCCAACAACGCGCGCTGCAACGGAAGCGACATCAAATGGATTTATTCTAACTTTAAACTGATGTGTCGCAAACCGACATAATCTTACAACCGATTAAACTCCAACTATCAACCAAAAATTGACAGTTGGAGTTTTTTTATGTCCCTACCAATCCTCAAAATCGTTATCCATTGCTCTGCAACTCGCAATGGCAAGTCTCTCAAAACAACAGATAAATCATCAGCTCAAGTCATCGATAAATGGCACAAAGAGCGTGGCTATAAACGTTCAGCTACTGCGGTAAAAAATTTTAATGCTCATCTCAAACACATTGGCTACCACTTCATTATTGATATTGATGGCACAGTGGAAACAGGTCGTCAAGTCGGCGAAATCGGCGCTCACGTAAAAGGTCATAACAGCAATTCTGTTGGTATCTGTTTAATCGGTGGCATTAGTGCAAGTGGTAAAAATCACGCTGAATACACTGAAGCACAGTGGCAATCATTACATAAGCTGTTACGTGAACTAGAAGCCAAGCATCCAAAAGCAAAAATCTATGGTCATCGTGACTTATCTCCAGACTTAAATAATGATGGCAAGATCACTAAAAACGAATGGCTAAAAGACTGCCCGTGTTTTGACGTATGGTCTTGGCTTGATTCTGAGCAAGTCGTGAATTTAGAACACTTATATAAGGATTAAAACAGCATGAAAGATTTGATTTCAAACGGAGATGGTCGCTTATCAACGACTGCAACAATCCAATTTTTCGGCTTTTTAGCAAGCCTGATCATCATGATTTATTGCGTATATATGGATAAGCCTTATGTTCCCGAGCTGTTTAGCACGTTTTTATTTGCATGTGTTGGCACAGCCGCAACGAAAGGCGCAGTGAGCGCATTTAAACGCTCTCGCACGACGGAGGAAGAATAATGTTTACAACTCAACTTGCCGCTATTGTATCTGCAGTGGCGTTACTTGGAGGCTGGGGCGTATTTAAAAGCGTACAAGTCAGCAGAGAAAAAAAGAAAAATCAAGCGCTATTGCAGAAAAATGAACAGTTAAAAGCTGCTAAAGCGGTAGCTGAAACCAAAGTAAAGAATTTTGAAGTGAGAAAGCAAAATGAAGAAAACATTAGTAGCACTAGCCGTGATGGGGTTATTGACCGCTTGCACACCGACGGTGACTTACGTGACTAATACGTCTTGTGCAGGCTTTTCAATTATTAAAGCAAGCCGTAAAGATACCACCGAAACGTTAGCACAAATTTTAGTGCATAACACCACCTATCGCGAAATCTGTAAAGACGCAGAACAAAAGGATGAGTAATGCCAGATTTATTAGATCGCATTTCTGAACGTGAAGAACAGATTTTAGAAATGCAACTCGCACCGCATTTAGAGACAGAGTTATCAGATGACGAAATTGACGCTATCGCACAAGCCGGGCGTCAATGTAGCGAATGCGGTTTACCGATTCCCGAGGCTCGTTTACGAGCAGAACCTACCGCTCACCGTTGTATTAGTTGCCAAGAAGACTGGGAGGCAGGACGATGATGAATGATTTATTTGAATTTGTGCGTGCCAATTTTGGTGTGATTTCTGCTGGTGTAGCAATTATTGCGGGTGGTTTTTGGCTCAAACTTGACAGCAAATATGCGAAAAAGAATGACCTAAATCAACTTGCCGATATTGCTCGCAGCCACGATAGCCGTTTGGCAACGCTTGAAACAAAAGTTGAGAATCTGCCGACGGCGGTTGATGTTGAACGATTAAAAACATTGGTGACAGACGTTAAGGGCGACACAAAAGCAACAAGCCGTCAGATGGATGCAGTCAGTCATCAGCTTGGACTTTTACTAGAGGCTAAATTAAAGGAATAGTAAGAATGTTGAAAGATTTATTAACGCAAGACCAACGTTTAGTTATTTTGCGCTCTCTTGCAGACGCAGGTTATGACGCAAACGAATCAATTATTAGCGATTGCTTAGACTTGTACGGTCATGACATTAGTCGTGATTTAGTGCGTAATCATTTGAACTGGCTGGAAGAACAAGGTCTGGTGAAAGTGCAACGTTTACAAGATGGCTATATGGTCGCAACCATTACTCAACGTGGTTTAGATGTGTCACAGGGACGTGCTTTTGTGGACGGTGTAAAACGCCCACGTCCAAAAATTTAAACGACTTTTAAACAAAATTTAAGGAGCGTTTAAATGAGCGATAAAACAACACGTGGACGTGCCAGCAAAGTTGATTTGCTACCCCCAAACATTAAAACACAGTTAGCAGCAATGCTACGAGACAAACAATTCTCACAGGCTGAAATATTACAAGAAATCAATAATCTGATTATTGATTGTGGTTTACCAGATGAAATGCAACTAAGTAAAACTGGGCTAAACCGCTATGCTTCCCGCATGGAAACAATGGGGGCAAAAATTCGTCAAGCACGTGAAGTCGCTGAAGTATGGACAAAGCAACTCGGCGAAGCACCGCAGTCGGATATTGGTAAGCTACTAATGGAAGCTGTTAAAACCATGGCATTTGATTTAACAATTACTGCCGATGAAAAAGTAGCGAGCGACCCTAAATTTTTGAATCAGCTTGCCTTGATTGCGAATCGTATTGAGCAAGCTCAAAGTATATCTGAAGAACGCGAACGCAAAGTCCGTAAAGAAGTTGCCCAGCAGGCGGCTGAAACAGCTGAGAAAGTTGTGGTACAAGCTGGGTTATCAGCAGAAACAGTCAAAACGATTAAGGAACAAATTTTAGGCATCGCATTATGACATTAATGAATGAACGCCCCTTAAATGAATTATCGAAAGAATGCCAAGATTTTTTGGATAATTTGGATTCATTTGAGCCTAATGAATTATTGTTGGGGTATCAAAAAAGATGGATTGCAGATGATAGCCAACTAAAAATCGTTGAAAAAACTCGACGATGCGGATTAACGTGGGGTGAATCTGCTGATAATGCTTTAGTAGCTAGTACAATGCGCAAAGCTGGTGGCGATAATGTATTTTATGTGGGCTCAAATAAAGAAATGGCTCGCGAGTATATTGATGCAGTAGCAATGTGGTCAAAAGCATTTAATTATGCTGCAAGCGAAATACAAGAAGTAGTCTTAACTGATGCAGAAGAAGGGAAAGATATTCTCACTTTTGTGATTAATTTTGCATCAAGTTTTAAAGTTCAAGCATTATCTAGCCGTCCATCAAATTTACGTGGCATGCAAGGCGTTGTTGTGATTGATGAAGCTGCCTTTCATGATGATTTAGCGGCTTTGATTAAAGCGGCTCTTGCTTTAACTATGTGGGGTTCTAAAGTCAGAATTATCTCAACGCACAATGGAGTAGATAATTTATTTAATCAACTTATTCTTGATAGTCGAGCCGGCAGAAAAGACTACTCTGTACATACTATCACAATTGATGATGCGTGCGCAGATGGTCTATATAAGCGGATTTGTCAGGTAACAAAACAAGAATGGACACAAGAAAAAGAAGATAAGTGGAAAGCGGATTTATTAAAAAATACAGCTTCTGAAGAAGACGCTCTAGAAGAATATTACTGCGTGCCAAAACGTAGTTCTGGTGGCTATATCCCTCGTCCTTTAATTGATCGTGCAGCCGATGAAAGCAAAGTCATTTTACGCTTTGAATGTGATGACAAATTTATCACGTATTCAGAAACTGAACGTGAAGTGATGACCGAAGAATGGTTATTAAAAGACGTATTGCAACAGATTGAAAGCCTAAACAAAGACTACCGACACAGTTTTGGTGTGGACTTTGCAAGAAGTGGCGACTTAAGTGTGTTTAGTGTTTGTGCCTGTTTGCCTAATACCGCTCGCCATATTGAATTAACCCTTGAAATCCGCAACTGCCCTTACGACCAGCAAAAGCAAATCATGCTGTTTGTATTGTCGAAGCTCCCCCGTTTTATCGGTGCAGCCTTTGACGCAACGGGGAATGGCGGCTATTTAGCCGAAAGTGCCTTGTTGCGTTACGGTTCGTCTATGGTAGAAACCGTAATGCTTAACGACAAATGGTATCGGGAGTGGATGCCAAAATATAAAGCACTTTACGAGTCGGATTTAATTCGCATTCCCAAAGATGAAGAGACTATCTTAGATCAAGGGCATATTGTGGTGATTAACGGTGTGCCGAAAATTGATAAATCACGCTCACAAGGCAAATCAGGCAAACGCCACGGTGATAGCGCAGTCGCCTATTGTATGGCTGTTAGAGCCAGTTATATGACTGGTGGTGAAATTGACTTTATCCCACTACCATCAAAACATTCAGATTCAGACTCGGACAGCGACGATAACGCTTTCCGCTCAGAATGGGATTATTAAAATGAGAACCAGCACAATTTTAGATATTCATGGCAATCCGTTTCGCTTTGAGGAAACGATTCAAACTGAAAACGAAAGCCGTTTAATGCAACTCCAACATCACTTCAGCGAACACCCAGCCAGTGGACTAACGCCAACCAAAGCAGCTCGCATTTTACGTGCGGCGGAGCAAGGTGACTTAATAGCGCAGTCTGAACTTGCTGAAGATATGGAAGAAAAAGATACGCACTTACAATCAGAACTAAGTAAACGTCGTGGTGCTATTACGGCAGTAGAATGGAAAATTCGTCCCCCAGCTAATGCATCTGCTGCGGAACAACGTGACTGTGAAATGATTGAAGAAATCTTACGTGATGCCGTATGGCTAGATGACTGTATTTTTGATGCAAGTGACGCTATTTTAAAAGGTTTTGCTTGTCAAGAAATTGAGTGGGAAAGCGGTTTAGTCGGTGGTTTAAAACTAATTAAAAACGTCCATTGGCGTGACCCCGCTTGGTTTATGACACCACAGCTAGAACGTAATACTTTGCGTTTACGTGACGGGTCAGCAAATGGCGTAGAAATGCAGCAATTTGGCTGGATTAAACATATTGCTCGTGCAAAAACAGGCTATTTAAGCCGGATTGGTTTAGTTCGTACATTAGTTTGGCCGTTTTTATTTAAAAACTACTCACTCCGGGATTTTGCAGAATTTTTAGAAATCTACGGCTTGCCATTGCGTTTAGGTAAATATCCAGAGGGCGCAACCAATAACGAAAAACAAACATTACTGCGTGCAGTAATGAGCATCGGACATAATGCTGGTGGGATTATTCCGCGCGGCATGGAAGTTGAATTTCAAAATGCAGCTGACGGTTCAGACGCCACGTTCATGGCAATGATTGAATGGGCTGAGAAATCAATGAGTAAAGCGATTTTAGGCGGTACACTCACTTCACAAGCTGACGGAGTAACATCAACAAATGCACTCGGAAATGTACATAATGATGTACGAAAAGAAGTACGCGATGCAGATTTAAAACGCCTTGCAGCTACGCTCACGCGTGATTTAGTCTATCCGTTGTATGCGCTTAATTGCAAATCATTCAATGATGCCCGCCGTATTCCACGTTTTGAATTTGACGTGGCAGAAAGCGAAGATTTAAATGCGTTTGCAGACGGATTAAATAAACTGGTAGATATTGGCTTTCGTATTCCTAAACAGTGGGCGCACGATAAGCTACAAGTGCCTATTGCTGCCGATGATGAAGAGGTACTTGCAAAAAATCCACAAAATACAACCGCTTATTTAAACGCTAAAGCAGATAAGAAAATCGCTGTACTTTCGGTACAACGTGATCCTGATGATTTGCTAGATGAGCTTGAGCCAACGGCAGAAGCCTATCAAGAAGTCATAGACCCGATGTTAAAACCTGTAGTAGAAGCATTGGAAAAAGGCGGTTACGAATTTGCGCAAGAACGCATTGCAACGCTCTATGCCGATATGGACGATAATGAGTTGGAAAAAATGCTAACTCGTGCAATTTTTGTAAGTGAATTACTAGGACGCGCTAATGCCAACCGATAACGAAAAAAGCATTGATATGGGGTATGTGTTACGCCTTGAGCCTGCATTAGCGGTCGATTATTTGCGGGCAAAAGGCGTAAATATTACGTGGGACTGGCACGAGCAACTCGAATCAGCCCACGCCCGTGCGTTTACAGTTGCGAAAGCCACTCGTGCGGAAGTGTTAGATACGCTGCGTTGGGCAACAGAGAAAGCGATTGCTGAAGGTATCCCTGAGCGTGAATATATTAAAAATCTTGAGCCAATGCTTAAAGATCTTGGCTGGTGGGGGAAAACAGTTGATGAAAACGGAAACACCGTGCAACTCGGTAGCCCTCGTCGTTTAAAAACGATTTTGCGCACCAATAAATCAACCGCTTATCATGCAGCACGTTATGCGAAACAAATGGAAAATGCAGATGAGCAACCCTATTGGCAATATATTGCTGTCAAGGATAGCCGTACACGTGCCAGTCATTTAGCACTGCACGGCAAGATTTATCGTTTTGACGACCCTATTTGGCAAACAATGTACCCGCCAAATGATTGGAATTGTCGCTGTCGTGTGCGTGCGCTAAGTGAGTTTGCGCTTAAAAAGCAAGGATTAAAAGTATCTGACAGCCAAGGGCAAATGAGTACAGAAACTGCAGTTGCCGGTATCAATAAAAACACAGGCGAAGAAATTCGTACCACAGTCAGTAAGATTAAAACTGACCACGGCGAAATGAAAGTAGGTGCTGGCTGGAATTATAACATCGGTTCTGCCGCTTTTGGTACAGATATTGCGGTAATCCGTAAGTTGCAACAGATTAAAAACCGTGAATTGCGTCAGCAGACAATTCAAGCGATTAACGATAATCCTATTAGACATAAAATGTTTGCGTCTTGGATCAGTAAAATGTTGAGCAAAGATAGACACGATAATCACTATATGAGTGTAGGGATTATTAGTACTGAAATTGCTGATAAGGTATCCACACTATCAAATGGTTCAAAACTAGTAGAACAAGTTTTGGTGATGACTGAACGTAATTTTACTCACGCCAATAGTCCTAAACACAGACAGAAAGGAACTGCCCTTTCAGAGATAGAATATTCATCTTTACCCAAAGTTGTATCGAAGCCGTTGTGTGTTGTATGGGATAAAAAACACAATAACCTTATTTATATAGATGAGAGTAAAAGTATCAAAATTGTAGTCGAGTTATCGCCAAAAGATAAAAAAGTGCGTTTTGAACCAAAGGAAAAACTTGATGCAGTTATTAATGCTTATAAATTAGATTATGCTGACTTTATAGGGAAAATCAAAAAGGGGGATTATGTGTTGCTTAAAGGGAAAATGTGATGGCAGCGGAAAGGAATCGAACCTATATACTCAGAGTTTTTAACTCCTGATGCTTACCCTTAGCAAACGCACTGCCATAGAATTGGGCTTGGCGAGTATCGAAGTCGCACAGAGCATTTAAAAATAAACGCTGTCCTACCAATTAGACAACAAGCCCACTTAATGTTTCCTAATTTAACGCCAATTTTTAAAGGATGTCAATATATGCACTTTGAATTTGAATTCGACGATGATGAACTTCGCAAAGCATTAAAACGGGTTGCAATGCTGAAGCATAACGCGCACATTATGCGTAAAGTCGCAGGCGTACTGCAACAGGAAGCCGAAAGTGCATTTGATAACGAAACATCGCCAAGCGGCGAACAATGGGAAACACTGAATAGCAATTATAAGCAGCGCCGTTATGCCGCAGGATATACCGGTAATATTCTTCAAGTAACTGGTGATCTTGTGAAAAGTTTGAGTATTGATTATGCAGATAATATTGCGATTGTCGGTGTATCTGAAGCCTATGGGCAATACCATCAGTTCGGAACAAAGAATATGCCTGCCCGTCCATTCTTAGGTTTGAGTGATGATGGTATAGAAGAAATCAAAGCTATTTTAAACCGAGAATTATCGAAAACGGTACAATCTTAGTGTAGAATGTGGAAAAACGCCTCAGAAACAATCTAAGCGCACGCTAAATCTAATAAGTATAGTTTTTAGATTTAATTTATTTAAACGCTATAAATTCGATTTAAACGCCATTTAAACGGTATCTCATTTATTCAAATCCCTTCATTGATTAAATCTCACAGAAATGTGGGCTTTTTTGATTTTACATGTCGCAAACAGACCTCTCTGATTTTTAAGCCAAAATAGTTTGCATGAAAGCAAAGAAAACTCCTATTGCGGTTTTAACCGCAAAATTAACTAGTCCAGACGGTTGGCAGCAACTACTTCCTAAAGGTGAATTTCGCTCACGCGATGGTTCACCCAAGGATGTGGCACATTGGTTTATTGATGAAACCATTGCAAACCAATTGATTGAGAGAGCTCGCTTACTCAAGCAAGACCTACTGATTGACTATGACCACGAAACGATTTTCAAAGCGAAAAAAGGTGTGGATTCAGGCAATGTTGTGGCAGCTGGTTGGTTTAATGCGGACGAAATCCAGTGGTTTGATGATGACGAACGCCAAGGGCTTTTTATTAAGCCACGTTGGACACCGAAAGCACATCAACAAATCAAGGACGGTGAATTTGCTTTTCTAAGTGCCGTATTCCCTTATGACGGGAATGGCATTCCTTTAGAACTCCGAATGGCAGCGGTAACGAATGATCCTGGTATCACGGGAATGCAACGTTTAGCTGTGCTTTCGGCTTATGACCTAACAACGGAGAATAATGCAATGAATGCACTGTTAAAACAGTTGCTGGCAAAACTTGGCGTAGAGCTTGCAGACGGTGTAGAACCGACTGAAGAACAAGCCAGTGCTGCTAAAGATGCCTTAGAAGCCTTAATTAAGGGCAAAACCGATGCAGAAGCACAAGTGGCAACACTCAGCGCGAAAAACACGGATGTGGATTTAAGCAAATATGTGCCGAAAGCAGCCTATGATGCAACCGTACAGCAATTAGCGGTGTTATCTGCGAAATCGACAGATACCGAAATCGACACGATGGTGACAAAAGCACGTAATGAAGGGCGTGTGATTGAAGCGGAAGTGGATTATTTAAAACAATTTGGCAAACAAAAAGGCGTGGCGGAATTATCTGCAATGTTAGAGCAACGCCCACAAATTGCCGTGTTGTCCGCACAACAAACGCAAACCACAACTGTGGAGAAAACCGAAAAAGGGGTTGCAGTGTTAAGTGCGGTTGAAAAAGAAATGGCGCAACGCTTAGGTCTTAGCGAAGCGGACTTTTTGAAACAAAAAGAAGAAATGGAAGGTAACTAATGGCTAAAGTAATTACTCCTGAAATTGTCAAAGCCCTGTTTGTTGGTTTTGCCAAAAACTTTAAAGACGGTTTGGCAAAAGCACCGAGCCAATATACCAAAATTGCTACGACAGTTAAATCAAGTACGGCAAGCAATACCTATGCGTGGCTTGGTCAAATGCCGAAATTAGTCGAATGGATTGGTAAACGTACGATTACGCAAATCCAGTCTCACGGTTATTCGATTGCGAATAAGTCTTTTGCCAACGGCGTGGAAATTTTACGCACCGACGTAGAAGATGACAATGAAGGCGTGTATAGCCCGCTTATTGAAGAATTAGGTCGTTCTGCAGGTGAACAGCCTGATGAATTGGTATTTGGTGCATTAAAAGCAGGCTTTAGTACAGCATGTTATGACGGTCAGTATTTCTTTGACACTGATCACCCTGTCGGTGCAAATGTGGATGGTACAAGTCCAGTATCTGTAAGCAATATTACAGATGATGGTACAGGGGTTACGGAAGAAAATGCATGGTATTTGTTAGACACATCTCGTGCATTAAAACCGATTATTTTCCAAGAGCGCCAACCACCTAGACCAGCACAAATGACAGATGCAAATGCTCAAAAAGTATTTGAGGAGGATGTGTACACCTATGGTGTGGACAGCCGTTGTAATGTTGGCTATGGATTCTGGCAACAGGCTCACGCAGTTAAAGGCAAACTTACTTCTGAAAACTTATGGAAAGCCATTAGTGCAATGCGTGCTGTACGCGGCGATGGAGATCACCGTTTAGGTATTAAGCCGACTGTGTTAGTTGTACCACCATCACTTGAAAAAGAAGCTGTGCAGCTTTTAGAACGTGAGTTCCGTGTTGAAAACGGTTCAACGGTGGACAATGAATTTAAAGGTCGTTTAGAGCTAATCGTTGCTGACTATCTCTAATCTTAAGCGGTCGGTTTTGTGAATTTTTTGCAAATTTGACCGCACTTTAAACCCGATTTAAAGAGGATTTAAATGAAATGGAAAAATCTACTTCGTTATACGATGTCGTGGTGTCGAACAAAATTAAACACGGTTATCGTCGTGCTGGTCTCAGCCTTGCAGCAGGTGAAAACAAAATTGAAGGCATTACCGAAAGCCAGCTTGCACAACTGCAAGCCGACCGACGCCTGGTGGTTAAAAAAGCCGAACCCACAAGCGGTGAAAAAGATAACAAAGGGTTATCTGAAGATAGTAAGACTTCATCTACACAAAGCAAACAGCTTTCAGAAAGTCTATTACCAGCCGATTTAACTGTAGATCAACTAAAAGCGAAATTAACGGAATTAAACGTTGAGTTTGCAAAGTCTGCAAAAAAAGACGAACTGATTGCGTTACTTGAAAATGCTCTAGCACCGAAGGATAACGAATAATGCTGTATGCCACGCAAGACAGTTTAGTTAAACGATATTCGGCGAATTTGATTGCTGCTCTTGCTGGGCAAGAAGCAGACAAAAAAGTGCAAGAAGCACTGGAAGATGCTTCGCAAACTATCGATAGCTATTTAGCTGGTCGTTATAGTTTACCGCTAAATACAGTACCGGCAGTACTTGAACGCCATTGTTGTTATTTAGCCCGATATTTTTTAGAAAAAAATCGTGCAACAGAACAAGCCCGCCGTGATTATGAAGATAGCATCAAATTTTTGGAAAAAGTTGCTACTGGCACAATCTCGCTCGGCTTAGATGAAAACCAACAATCACTTGAGTCGAACAATAATGCAATCATTGAAAGCAGCGGTTCTATTTGGAATCGGAAAGTGTCGGGAGGCTTTATTTGAGTGTTATTGCAGATACCAGTCAAAAGTTAATTGAGACGATTAAATCGCTATGTGGTGATCAATTAGTCGAAGTAACTGAACATCCGGGGCAATGGGATGAATCATCGGTAGCACGTATTGTCCGTAATCCCCCGGCTGCTTATGTTGCGTGGCTTGGGCATACAAAAAGCGATAATCCTAAGGTGGTAAAAGCGACGTGGGCGGTTTTTCTCGTTGCCAACGTACTAGACGGGCAACGAGAGAATCAGACTGGCATTTATCAATTAGTCGAAATCTTAAGTGCTGGTTTACACCGTAAACCTATTCCGCCTAGCGGTACGTTTGAATTGCAAGGCGTAAAAAACTTATGGTCAGACACACAAAGTGGTATGGGCGTGGCTGTGTATGGGATGTATTTCAACGCTGCTCAACCAAATATTTAATTAAGAGGTAAAAATGAGAACAGAAAGTTACAGCTACGGTCAAGGTGCGGTTTATCTTGCTGAACGTTTGCCTAACGGACAAGCTGGCGCATTCCGCTGGGTCGGTGATGTGTCGGAATTATCCGTGTCTTTAAGCGTGGAAGAATTTACACACAAAGAATCTTACAGCGGTCAGCGTCAAGAAGTGAAGAAAATCATCACGGGTAAATCGGGTGAAGTTTCAATCAAATTCCATGAGATGAGCAAAGAAAACCTGAGCTTAATGCTTTTGGGCGAAGCCAGCACAATTAAAGCGGGCAAGGTGGAGCAAGAAGCATTACCGGAGAATATTCAAGTTGGAGACCGTATTGCGTTAGTTCACCAAAATGTGAGTGATGTAAAAATTGCTGAATTAAAAGAAAACACGGACTTCGTTGTTGATGCGGTTTTCGGGACAATTGAATTTTTGAAAGAGCAAAAAAGCAAGAAATTAACCGTTGCTTATAGCTATGGTGATGTTGATGTTATTGCGCTTTTAACGACCAACCCGAAAGATTTATTCCTGCGTTTCGAGGGAATCAACCTTGCCGAAACGAATGAATGGAGCCTTGTTGAGTTGTACAAAATCAACTTCAATCCGACAGAAGCGTTGAATTTAATTAACAACGAAAACGCGCTTGATGCGTTAAGCGCGAAAGCCAAAGTGTTAGCTGATACGACGAAAACGGGTGATAGCACGCTCGGTCGATTCGGGCGCGTTGTTAAGATTAAAAAATAACGCATTCCTGCCCCTAGTATTTAGGGGCTTTATATAGGTTTTAGTCATGCAAAAAGATGAATTAAATGTACTCTTCCCGCACCAAAAACTAACGATTGCCGGTGAAGAAATCGAAGTCAAAGAATATTCACTCATCCAGCAATTACAGCACCGTGCGTTGTTTATGCCGTTTGTAATGGATTTACGCACTACACTTTCACAAACTGATGCGCAATTCGGGCTCGACCCGCTGATGAATTTGCTCGCAGAACATTATCAAGATGTTTTAACTATGGTGAGTTTATCCATTAACAAACCGCTGGAATGGGTACAGAGCTTAACTGGTGAAAATGCAGAAACGGTATTAATGATGTGGTGGACGATCAATAGTGATTTTTTTACCCGTCAAGCAGTACAGCCGATGCTCGAAAAGGCTGTGCTACAGACGCAGACATCATCAGTTGGGGCGAAATAATCGAACAGCTTATTGCCTCCGGTCATCATTTTTGTGACATCGGTACATATACGGCAAGACAGCTACAGTTGTTTTATGAAAAGTCGTTGAAGCGAGAACGCAAATCTCGTGCGGATAGAGCAATGGACACCGCATACGGCGTAAACGGTGGCAACCATTTGCAGGACTATATAAAAGAATTAACCTCGCCATAGTGCGAGGTTAAATTTTAGCAGCGATGAATAAGCTCAGTATAAACGCGAACGGTGACTTAAAAATGGTTGCCACAAAGGCAATTAACGGATAAGCAAGCGTCCCCCAAAACAACGCTTGAGCGATAGTCGCATCACCGAATATTACGCATAAAAAGCCTAGTTCATAGGGTAATAAAGCAATGACCCATGCAAGCGGATAATGATGTAAAAGTTTTTCCATAAAAGGTATCCATGGCAAATAATAATTTAACGTTAGCTTTAAAAATTAAAGCCGATCTTAATGAAGCGTTGGCTAAGTTTAAAACGCTTGAAAAAGAATTGCAAGCCGGCGCTGCTGCAAGCCAAGGGCTAGGCAAAGGTGCGCAAGCCGGTGCCGGTGGCTTAGATGGTCTTGCCAAGAAAGCCGACGAAGCAACTTCAAAGCTCGGCAAAACCCGTGCCGGTGTTGAATCTATCAGTAAGCAATTAGCCGAATTAAAAAAACAAGCAATTGGCTTAACTTTGGGCAACCTCGCAATTGGTAATTTAGTCAAAACAAGTGACGAATTTAAAAGTCTTGAAGCGCGTATCAAATTAGTTTCTCGCTCAAATCTCGAAGCCAAAGGCACTTTTCAGGGGTTAATGCAAGTAGCCAATGATACTGGCACACAATTTGCAGCAACTGCCGAACTTTATACCCGTGTTTTCCGCTCATTAGGCGATGCTGCAAATTCCGGTGAAGTATTACGTTTTACTAAAACCGTTTCACAAGCCTTAGTCGTTAGCGGTGCTGGCGCACAGGAAGCGCAAGCAGCGATTATTCAACTTTCACAAGGTATGGCTGCCGGTGCATTGCGCGGTGAAGAATTTAATTCCGTGTCGGAACAAGCCCCGATTATTTTAGAACTCTTGCAAAAATCTCTCGGTAAAACTCGTGGCGAGCTGCGCAAAATGGCGGAAGAAGGTCAATTAACCACGCAAGTGATTATGACTGCCGTAGCTGAAGGTGCGGACAGTATTCAAAAACAATATGAGCAAATGCCGCTCACCATTGGTAAAGCGGTGACGCAATTATCTAACGCTTGGCTTGAGTTCATTGGTAATACTGATAAAACCATTGGTGCATCTACCTTTGTTTCGGCTGCGATTTCTACGCTGGCAAATAATCTCGAAGGTTTAGCCGGTATTGCCATTTTAGTCGGTACGGCATATACCGCTCGTTATTTGTCAGCGATGTACGCCAGCATTAGCGTAAAAAGTAAAGCAGCGATTGCCGAAAGTGCGCATATGGCAGCGATTAACGCCAGTGCCGCCGCATCCGTCCGTCAAGCACAGGCAACCGTAGTTTTAATGCAGGCAGTTAATGGCGAAACCGTTGCAGTCGGGAGAGCCACACAAGCCTATGGCGCGCTTGCGATTGCCAAAGCTCGTGCTGCTGCCGTCAATATAGGAGCGGGATTATTTGCGGCAATAGGCGGTCCTATTGGGTTAGCGATTACTGCGGTTGCAGGCTTAGCTACTGCTTATTTTTACCTAAAAAGCCAAGAAGAAGAGACTGAACGTCAATTTGCACAAACACTCACAACACTTGATGCGAATATTGAGAAAACAAAAGCTTTAGTCGAAGCACGTACTCAATTAGGCGAAATGGGCGGTTTTAGTGATCGCCTTGAGCAGTTAAAAGTCAATACGGCATCATTAGACGAGGCAAAACAAAAGCTTGAAGCACTCGTTGCCGAGCGCGATAAATTGCTTAATCAAAACCGCATTAGCGTCATGGGCGGATTGATTAATGCCGATGAAGTGAATGCGCTTAATACGCAAATTGACGAGCTACAGCAAAAAATTGACGCAATGAGTACGGCAAGCAGCGAATTAGCAAATATTACTCAAACGCAATTGGCTGTAGCTTGGGACGCAGCCATTGAAGCCGGCGGTACGCTGGCAGAAAAATTGACGGAAATTGGCGACCCACAACACCCAGAAGCAGTGAAATTGCTGACCGAAGCAATCAAAGCAAGTGAAACCGAAGCACTTGCGATGAAAACAGAAGTGGAAGAACTCACTCAAAAGCTGAAAAAAGACTTGAGTCAAGCCTCCACAACTGCAATAGAACGCTTAGAAGCAATGCGCACAAAATTTGAAGGGATTGCGGCACAAGCCGACATATCCGGCAATGCGGTCCAAGGTTTTATCAATAAAATCAATGAAGCTATCGGCTTACAAAAACAACTTGAACAAAAGCAAGCTGAGAAAAAAGGTGGCGATGAGTTAGAAAAACTGCGTACGCGCGCGCGTCAATCCGGCATGACTGAGCTTGAAAAGAACATTGATAATGCTCGCAACAATAGTAATTGGACGGAAGAACAGAAAAAAGAAGCCGAAGCCCTTTATCAAACGATTGATGCGAATCAGAAAAAACTGCGTGAACAAGCAGAAGCGGACAGAAAAGCGAAAGCGGAAGCTAACAAAGCGCAACGTAAAGCAGAAAGCGATGCAAAAAAAGCGGCACAAGATACAAGACGCACGGCAGAAGAAGCCACAAATAAGCTACGCGAACTCAATAGCGATTATTTACGTTTAACCGGACAAACGGCAAAAGCAGATCTGCTTGATGTACAAAGTAAATACAACCAATTGCTCGCCTTATTTAGTAAAGCGAACAATCAAGACGGCATTAATTTAGTAAAAAAAATGCTGCCTCTTGAAGAAGCGAAAGTGCAATTAAATGGCATACAGTCCGAAGTAAATAACGTCATTCAGCAACAGTCGGCGAAAGAACAGCAGATTCAAGCACAAGTTCAAACTGGGCTCATTTCACATTTCGAAGGACAACAACGCTTAAAAGATATGTATGCTCAAACGGTAGCAGAAATTGAAAAACAATTACCGTTACTGGAAAGATTGGCACAAATGCCGGGTGCTCAAGGCGAAGCGGCAGGCGCAATGCTTGAGCAAATGAAAGTGAAAATTCAGGAGCTTAAAGCGACCGGAAACGAACTTGAAAACGCATTTAAGCAAGGTTTAACACAAGGTATTCAAAGTGCGCTAATGGGACTTGCTGAAGGCACAATGAGTTTGGGTGATGCTGTAAAACAATTAGCACTGACAGTGATAAACAGCATGGCGCAAATTGCCGCACAGCAACTTGCGATGCAAGCCACTAGCGCTATTAGTGGCTTTTTCGGTGGTGCGGGTGCTGCAGTAACAGCTGCCACCGGTGGTTTTATTTCCGGACCCGGTACAGGCACTTCGGATTCCATTCCGGCACGCTTATCAAATGGTGAGTTTGTGGTGCGTGCGGCGAGTGTACAGAAATATGGTGTGGGTTTTTTACATGCTATTAACCGCGGTCATTTACGCAAATATTCCACCGGTGGACTTGTCTCTGCCCCATCAATGCCGTCATATAGTGAGCCGAAATTGACTCGCGAAATGCAAAACGGTACGGCAGGACAACAGGCGGTAGCAAGCCCCGTGAATATTCAGCAAACCTTAGCGGTTGATAGTGCTGAGTTATTTACAGCCGGTATTAATACGGTAGCGGGCGAACGCGCAGTAATGACCGTGATTCGGGCAAATAAACAGACATTAAAACAGGAGTTAGGTTAATGGCATACGCAACAGGTACTGCACAAAACGAGCGTGATTTATTAGATAAAATCAATAAGTTTTTAACGGAAGATGAAACACTGAAGCGCGATGGACAAACGTGGACAGTATTACTTGACCGAAAATTAAATGAAACCGCAACTCAAAAAGAAATCCGTCAAATCGCATGGAAATCAACCGGTACCGGCGTTGAGCAAGATATTTATCTTGTGGCTTCAACTGATAATTTAATTTCAGCCGATACCTACAACCTGAATTTCTGGGGTGGTACATTTTTCAATGAAAAAGCGGTTACGCCGACTGAAATTCATAAAGGCTTAATTAATGCTTCTCCCGGTGTCGTATTATTTGCAGATAACCGCCCGATTGAGTATCACATTGTCGCAAATGGGCGTTGTTGCAAAATTATCACGCGCATTTCGCAAGTGTGTTCAAGTGCGTACCTAGGCTTTATCTTGCCAACCGTGCCACCGACAGAATATCCATATCCGCTTTGTGTTGCCGGTAGCGCACCTGTTGTAGATGAAAATAACCGTGCGGTGCGGGTGCGTTATTCACAAACGGGCGAGCTTCACTCTTCTATTATTGACGCTAAATACGGCAACTGTTGGCTTTTCACGCCAGATCAAAGCTGGCGCGATTTTTACGGCAGCAGTTACAAAAACTTGCGTTCTGATTCTCGCCGACAAGCTTTGTTCCCATTATGTAACTATGAGCTTTTCAGTGCATATCAACAACCGCGAAGTATTGACTCAATGGGCGAAAGCCAAGGTGGTGCTTACCCGTTAATCCCTGTGGAATTTATTAGCCTTAAGGATTCTAGCCAAGGTCGTAACCGCTGGGGAGCTTTCGATGGTGTGTACTGGATTCCGGGTATTCAACGCGCCGCCGGTGACCAAGTCACGATTACTGAAGGACGTAAAGGATTAGTATTTAACGGTGGCTATCGTGTAGCAACCAAAGATTATTTTGTGATTGAGACAACAACGGAGAGCTAAGCATGGCATATCAAACGGGTAACGCAAAAGACGTGAATGAACTGCTTAAAAAATTAAGTGAGTTTGCTCAAACCTTAAAATGGACGGTAGATAAACTCGAAGACAATTTGATGTGCTTACACAATAGTCAAGGCTACTGGTCTCTTATGTTTAAGCCTGAAGTTAATCAATTGTTTACTTATGTGAATACCAGCTTCGATACAAGTAAAAAAGGCAATGAACAGCCGGGTTCATCAAGAAAGCATGCTTATCGTGAAATCGACACAGCGACGTCTCAATTAGAAAAAGGCAATTATGCATCTTATGACTTCTTTGGTACTGAGCAATATTTACACGTTGTCGTGCAAATTGAAGCAGAAAAATTCCGTCACTTTGGTATTGGTACGTTAAATAAAGAAGGGATATATACGGGTGGTCAATATACGTATGGCACTTATATCACCAAAAGTTATGGGCATTATCAAAATAACGATCATGCTTACGGCTTTTCTAACGGGGCGCGGGGCAATCAAGCGGTAGTTCGTGCCGATGGTATCAGTGGCGATAAACGCACACCGTGGTATTTTGCCCCTGCCAATGTTTCAGATTATAAAGATTTGAATGCAGATAAAGGCAAATATCTGCTTACGCTTGGCAGAGCGGCGATGACCGCTGATGAAAATACTTATCATCCGGATGCCTTGTTAGTCTATTACAGTCAATCTAAATTCGGGCAATCTCTAATCCCTTGCCCACATAGCTTAATTGCACACGGTATCGACGGTATTTTTAGACGATTAGGGATCATTCCCGACCGCTATGAATGCACAATGGTTGGGCTGTCGCCCCGTCAAATTCTGACTATCAATGGGGAGAAATGGATGATTATTCCGAGTGCACAATATGATGTTAGAAATCAAAGTTATATCGAAGAAGGAAAAAATAATTCGGGGACACAAGCCGTGGCATACCGCATGGTGGAATAAAAATGGCAAATATTAACGGTTATATTGCAACAAGCGGTAAAAGCATTTCGTGTAAAGATACGGGCTATTTAGACCGCTTACCGATTTACAAAGGGGGCGCACGTATTGCCCCGAACTTACTGCCTGTAACAGCTGGCACGCTAGCCCAAGGCAAGTTGTTAGATTTAGCTCAGCCAGCGCAAGCTTATATTGTGCCGAACTACTATAGTGATTTGTACAGCCGCGTGCTTGTGATTCCGCATACCGTCAATCTAGGCTCAATCTCGACAGAGCAAGTGTTTGATGTCCATGTCTGGAATGCGAACCGACACACTGTCAATTTAACCAAAGTAGATATTCAAGATGGTGAAGGCATTACGCTAACCGGTAGTCAAACGCCACTCACGCTGCGCGCTCTGGCACTTAAAAAGTGGACTGTTAAAGTTGGAATGAATGGTCCAGCGGAAATTGATTGTACGGTAACTTTTACTATTGCCGGTAAAAATCCGGTTACGTTACGCATTACCGGCTCTCGCTCTACTGATTGGGAATTTTTTCCGGATTGGTCGGAAGATGTAACGGAAAAATTGGAATTTTTGACGACAGTGCATCAATCAATGACCGGTGCTGAACAACGTATTGCAAAACGCTTATCACCTCGTCGAACTTTTGAATTTAAAGTTTCTACAACCGGAACAGAACGTCAGCGTTTAGAAAATATGCTCTACGCTTACGGTGCGAGAGTGTGGGCAATGCCGATTTTTACCCATCAAGTCTATCTAAATAAGTCAGCTAAACAAGGCGATAAAACGTTATCACTTGCTACTACTGGCTTTGAATTCGAGGTCGGTGGTCGGGCAATTTTGATGAACGGATACAAACACGAAGCGGTAGAAATTACCGCAGTCACGGCTGAGGGGCTTGAAATCAAGCGTCAATTACTAAATAGCTTTGATACTAGCACTGTGATTTATCCGTTACGCTCGGCAGTGCTGACCGATATGCCACAGCTTACCCGTTTGAGTGATGGTGTGGCAACCGCACAAATCCGGTTACAAATTTACGAGCACAATGGCTATGCTGCCGATATTCGTCACTTGCCGACTTATCGCAGGCATCCAGTTTTAGAGCCAACCAGCGAATGGTCGGAAGATATTACCGCACAATACTTGCGTTTGATTAAACAGCTGGATAACGGCACGGCATTACCGCATTACTTAGACACGGCGAAAAATGCGTTTCAGCTAACAAACCATCGTTTCTTACTTGATAGTATTGAAGCACAACACCAACTTCGCCAACTGTTTTATGCTCTACGTGGCAGACAAAAAGCAATTTGGGTGGCAAGTTCGACATCAGATTTAACACTAGCAAACGATATTGTCGGCAAAAATCTCGATATTGAGTTGGTCTATTACACGACTTGTCTCTTAAAACAAGCAGGACGACAAGATATCCGTATTGAATGTACCGACGGCACAGTGCATTACCGCCGAATTTTAGAAGCTTCAATCAGTGACAACCAAACCGAACGGCTTGCGCTGGATGGCGAGGCGTTAAATTTAAAGCGTGAACAAGTGGCAAAGATTTCATTTTTAACACTATCACGCTTAGAGAGTGACACGATTGACTGGAAACATCATACAGACAGCGTAGCAAGTGTGATGGTCAGCTTTCGGGGATTACGTGACGAACTCGAAGTTTAATAATTTAAACGGTATTTAAACGATATTTAAAAAGGATTTAAAACGTGAGTTATTTAGAGAAAACCCATTCTGTTGCCGACGGTCAGCCGGTCACGCTTTATCAATTTACCCGTGGCGAGGATGAAAATGTTTGGTGTTTTTGTGATGCTGACCAAGACATTGTCGTAAACAATGAAAAATGGCTGGCAACCGCAATCAGTGATAGCGGTCGCCGCACCGGTGAAAATATCAATATTGTGTTACCAAGTAATAACCCTGTGGCACTCTTATATCGCGGCATGCCGCCTAGCCAAACCGTTAAAGTGATGATTATGCGATTGCATTATCAAGAACAAGAGCTACGCGTCGTGTGGATTGGCACGATTATTGAAGCAAAACGCCCTGATGTACATAAGACGGAATTAGTTTCTGCGGGGTTATCCTCCACAATGCAAAGTGCGGGCTTGCGTTTGACATGGGGACGTAACTGCCCTTATACGCTTTATGACTATGATTGTAGAGTCAATCCGAAAAATTTTGCGGTTGCCGGTTTAGTGATTAAAGCGTTAAACGGGACAACCATCACGGTAGATGTACCCGAAAATTTACCGGAAGGCTGGTTTAATGCGGGCTTTATTGAATGGACGGATAGCGATGGCGTACGTGAAGTTCGGGCGGTCACAGTACATAAAAATAATCAAATTACGCTGATGGGTGGCACGCAAAAACTATCTGTTGGCACAACTATCAATGTGTATCCCGGCTGTGACGGGCGGGCAACGACTTGCCTAAATAAGTTTAATAATATGCTGAATTTCGGTGGCATTCCGCACATGCCGAATAAATCGCCTTATGACGGGTCACGAGTGTTTTAATTTAAAAGGAGGTTTAAATGTTTGCAGCTATTGGCTGGGCAATTGTGAAATACGTTGCCGTACTTGCAGTCAGCTATCTATTAAATCAAGCCCTTGCTCCAAAACAACGTAGTGGGCAAGGACCGGAAGCGGTTTCAAGCGACGAGTGGAATTTTCCGCAAGCAGCTGAAGGTACACCGCAGTGCGTATTCTTTGGCGACTGCTGGACGGAAGATTGGCAAGTGTTGGCGTACGGCAATTACCGTACAACCGAAATCAAAAAAGGATAAAAAGATGATCATCACAATGCAAGATATGCGCCGCGTGCATTTTTGTGCAGCGGGTGTACAAGCGTTCTTTGAGCGTCAAGGCTGGGATTTTAACGACTTTTTGCAAAATGGGATTGATGCCGAAAAATTCTTATCTAGCGGTAACGTATTTGCACGTAAATGCGTGAATGCAGCAAAACAAGCACAGCAAGCTAGAGGGGAAAAATAATGGGAGGGAAACGTAAAGGCGGTTCGGTCACGGTCGGCTATCGATACTACTGGGATATTCATTCCGGCTTAGGGCGCGGACCGGTGGATGAAATCGTTGAGTTACGCATTGATGATAAAACCGCATACTTAAGCAAACCGGGCGAACTCACGCAATCACAAGCGATTTATATTAATAAACCGAATTTATTTGGTGGCGAAAACACTGGGGGCGAAGGCGGTATTCAAGGGCGGTTAGAGATTCTCATGGGTGAACCTGACCAAAAGCCGACACAAATGCTGATTAATTTATTAAAAGGTAAGCATAACCCTGCGCCACGTGAGAATACACACGCATTGCTGCGTAAAAATAAGCGTAAAAAACAACAAGACGAGCAAGCGTTTTTCTCCGCAGGCAATGTGACTGAAGGCAATCTTGCAAAAGATGATTTGATTCCCGGTTTTCGCGGTATTGTGTCCACCGTGTTTAGTGGGCTTATCAGTTGCTATAACGCTTACCCTAAAAAGCATAGCTATCGTGTGCGACGTGCATTAAAAGGCTGGTTTAACGGTACGGTTTGGTATCCGGAAAAATGCAAAATTATTTTACGCAATGATACGTTAAAAATTTCAGGACTGACAAAAGAACAAGAAGAAAATGCGCGTCAGATTCATGCGATGAATCCTGCACACATCCTTGTTGAGTGTGCAACAAATAAAAGCTGGGGCGGTAAAAAAGACTTAAGTGATCTTGATTTAGATAGCTACAAAAAAGCCGCCGACACACTCTATGAAGAAGGCTTTGAACTATGCTTGCGTTACAACCGTCAAGGCTCAATTAAAGAGTTTATGCAACAAGTGATTGACCACATCGGCGCAGTGCAATACGACAACGTAGAAACAGGTAAACAAGCGATTAAATTATTGCGTAATGACTATAATCCCGACGATTTGCCAACATTTCACTATGATAACGGGATTTTAAATGTGCAAGATGATGATAGTTCGGCAACTGACACAACGGCAAATCAAATTGTTGTCAAATGGCGCGACCCAGTTACGAACCGTGAAGACCAAGCCATTGCGAATAATATTGCCTCTGTGCAAATGCATGGCGTGATTGCAAAAAACGTTGAATATAAAGGTGTGCCGACCTTTGATTTAGCAGCTCGCATTGCACAACGTGATTTAGAGATGGTCGCCAGCAGTTTAACTCGTCTTAAAATTGTGTTTGATATGCGTGCCAGCGAGTTAAAACACGGTGATGTTTTCAAAGTACACTTGCCTGACCGAGGGATTGAAAGTGTGATTTTCCGAGTCACCGGAATTGAGAATGGCAACGAGGGCGAATTTATTGTGACTTGTATGCAAGATGTGTTCGGTTTACCAGCTGCGAATTACTCAACACAACAGTCAGAGTCGCTCTATATTCAGCCCGATTACACGGCGAAAGCAATTCAAAATAGCAGATTATTTGAACTGCCTTACCATGTTTATCCATTAGTTTTCAGTGAAGCGGAACTTGCATTTATTCAGCCAACTGATTGCTTTGTTTGGTCGCTTGCAAGCACACCAAGTCCATTAGCGGTCGGTTATGACTTACTCACAGATGTTGGTGCAGGGTTTACACCAGTGGCAGAGTGTTCTTTCACGCCTTCAGTGATATTAAGTTCAGATATTACACCGTATCAAACTACGGTCAGTTTTACTGCAGGTGAAGCGTTTGCGGATTTGGCTAACGCTGGTGCATTAATGATTGATGACGAGATTGTGAAAATTGAGTCAGTCGATTTTAAAAACTCAATAATGACTATCGGTCGTGGTTGTGCGGACACTATCCCGCAAGCGCATAAACAAGGTGCTATTGCATGGTGTTATTTGTTTGCAACATCGGATACTGACACCAAATATACCGTAAATGAGCAAATCAAAGCGAAATTACTCACACGTACACAGATTGAAACGCTCTCTGAAGATGCGGCTAGTGTATTAACACTAACCACACAACAGCGACAAGTTCGCCCTTATCCTCCGGCGAATGTCAAAGTAGATGGTGCATTTGTCGATAAGATTGCAGACGGTTCAGCGTTTACGCTTACATGGGCGCATCGAGATAGAGATATTCAAGCTGACCAACTCATTACGCATACGGAAGACAGTACAGCGCTGGGGCAAGGTGTCAGTTATAAAATTGATTTAATGGACGGCAATAACATAGTGAGGTCAATTACAACCGATTCTACAGAGTTTGTTTATCCGGATGAGGGCAAAATCGAGGGTGAGCAATTTAGCAAACTGGCTTTCTATACGGTAAAAGATAAGCAACTAACAAGCCTGTATCGCTATGAGTTTACCGTACAAGGCGCAATGCAATTATTAAGTGATTGGGATTATCAACACGCATTTACACAAGGTAATAATTACCTGAATCGTTATGATGATAATGATATGCCGGAAGGTAAATACATCATGCTCTCTTCAAGCGCAAGCGAGAATGTGATTTATCAATCATATCCAATTGAAGCCAATAAATATAAACGCTTTGCGCTCTCGTACAAAGTCGGTACATATAATCAGAGCAACGGACTTTGTACCGTTACCGTACAACTTTATAAAGGTACTGAGCTGCTTAAAGAATATGTTTCAGAACAACTTGGCAACTGGCAAAAAAATGATTGGCATAGCCAACAAGTGGCAGAAATCTTACCGGCAGAAACAACAGAAATTAGATTTAAGATTAATGTGGTTAGCTCAATATCAAACAATGTGATTGCATTTAAAGATATTGTTTTACGAGTGGGAGGCTAA